AGAGCCACTCCCAGTGTACCCTCTATAGAAACTAGAAACTCTACATCAGGTGCAACTCATTACGCTTTGTTTTTTAGAAATAGCGGTGGTAATCAGATTGGCTATGTAAAAATATCAAATACAGGTACTGAATATAACACCACTTCTGATTACAGATTAAAAGAAAATGTTGAACCAATACAAAATGGTTTAGAAAGACTTAATCAACTAAACCCAGTTAAATTTGATTGGAAAGAAGATGGAACATCTAGTGAAGGTTTTATAGCTCACGAGGTTCAAGAAATATTTCCTGATGCTGTAAGCGGTGAAAAAGATGATGAAATAATGCAAGGCATGGATTATGGAAGAATTACGCCATTACTTGTCAAAGCTATACAAGAACAACAAACACAGATCGATGCCTTACAATCTGAAATTAACTTACTTAAAGGAGAATAAATAATGGCAAATACATATACATGGGATTGTAAAACAGTTGATGTTTACCCAAATCACGACAGTCATTCAGACGTTGTTTACAACGTACACTGGAGACTAAACGCAGTAAGCGACCAACAAGACGCTGAAGGTAATAATTATTCAGCTTCATCTTATGGTACTCACAGCGTTAATGCAGATGATATAGAAAACTTTGTACCATTTGCTGATCTTACTAACGATTTAGTAAGTGGTTGGGTGATAGACGGAATAGGCGAAGATGAAGTTGCAAGCATGAAAGAGAGCTTAGACAATGACATTGATGGTCAAATCAATCCAACAAGCGAAACAAAAACACTAGCAGGTTAATAATGCCTTTGCTACCAGTCACCCCTCCCGCTGGAGTAGTCACCAATGGAACAGACTACGCTAATAAAGGGCGTTGGACTGATAGTAATTTAGTGCGTTTTCAAAATGGTTTTCTACGACCTATTGGTGGTTGGGAAAAAATAAGAAATACAACTTTAACTGGAACGCCAACAGGAATGTTTGCGTACATTACTAATTCTGGTAAAAAAGTTTTAGCTGTAGGTACAAGGCAAAAAATATATGTCAACCATGACGGAACTTGGTATGACATTACACCTTCAGGTTTTGTTACAGACGCATCAAGCGATCCGCTTGGTTATGGTGCTTATCATTACAATGTCGAAGATTACGGCGATGCTAGAAGTCAATCTGGATTATTCTTTGATTCTAAATCATGGTCATTTGATAACTTTGGCGAAGATTTACTTTTCTGTTGTGCAAGTGATGGCAAGATTTATAAATGGTCGCCTTCTGCACCATCAACCATAGGCTCACAGCTAACTAATTCTCCTACAGGATGTTCTGGTGTTCTCGTCACTAATGAACGTCATGTCATAGCTCTAGGTGCTGGTGGTGATCCTAGAAAAGTACAATGGTCATCAAGAGAGGCAAGTACAACCTGGACAGCTGCATCGACGAATACAGCTGGTGATTTACAAATACCAACAGGCGGTACAATATTAAGTGGTGTTAAGTGGCAAACAGATGTCATCATCTTTACCGATACAGGTATAGCAAGACTTTACTATACTGGTTCTCCTTTTATATACGGTATTCAAGATGCTGGTACTAACTGCAAAACTGCATCACCTAGAACTGTTGTAAGTTCTGGAAACTTTTTAGCATGGATGGGTGAAAACTCTTTCTTTGTTTTTGATGGTTCAGTTAAAGAAATTAAATGTGATGTGCATGACCATGTATTTGATAATATTAAATATGCTTATAGACGTATTGCTTGTGGCGGACATAACTCCAACTTTAATGAAATATGGTGGTTCTACCCAGTAGGTGAATCACAAAATCCAAATAAATATGTCATCTGGAATTATGTTGATAATGTTTGGTCAATCGGTGAAATGGATAGAGGATGTTGGATCGACCAAGGTGTCTTTGATTATCCTATCGCCTGTGATTCACTTGGTAATGTTTATCAACACGACAGCACTACATTAAATAATTCAGAGAATTTAGGTGCAGCAGTACCCTACGCACAATCAGGGCCTATCGAAATAGGTAACGGTGATAACTATGTGCAATGTAATCAAATTATTCCAGACGAAGAAGCAAACACATTACCAGGTGTAACAATAAGTTTTACAGGAAAATTTACTCCACTCGGAGCAGAAACAGATTTTGGTAACTTTACTTTTAATAGTGATGGTTACACCGATGCAAGATTTACAGCCAGACAAGTTCGTATGAAAGTAACTGGCGATACTGACCAGATGTTTCAGGTTGGTAATATACGATTAGATTTAAGAAACAGAGGTCGTAGATAGTGGCAAGAAAAACACTAACGCGACCAGGTGAAGATTACGATAAAAACTATCTTAACTATTTAATATCAGAGATAGAATATCAAACAGGTATGACTTTCAACAAAGGTGAAAGAATACAAATAAACGGTGGCGATGCTACCGAATTAGTATTGGTAAGTCCAAATGGAACAAAATATAAAGTTAGTGTCGCAGACAACGGAACACTCTCCACCTCCACAACAGTCTAAAGAAGACTGGGAAGTAGAGTTTGAAAGGTTAGAACACCATATTATTCGTGCATTAAAGCACCAAGATAGGTATAATCTAAGTGATATTAAAGAAAAAATAGGCCAAGGAATATTTCATATATGGCCAGGAAAAGATGCTTTTTACATATCTAGCTTTGGTGAGTTTCCTAAATACAGAGTTTTAAATTTATTTTTGTGTGGTGGAGACTACGAAGAACTAGAAGAGATGTTTCCAAGCATTGAAGTATTTGCAAAAAATTGTGAATGTAAATATCTTTATGGCGGTGGTCGTAAAGGTTGGATAAGAAAATTAAAACATCTTGGTTTTGAACAAGAATATATAGTAAAGGAGGAATTATAATTATGGGATCGGAAACAAGAATACCAGCAGCAGTAGGCTTATACAGTGCTTCACAAAGTGGTGGAGATACAACTGTAACAAATACTGATCCAGCGACACAAGCTCGTTACGATGATTTATACAATAGAGCTAAAGGTGTAGCGAACCAACCTTTCGTTCCTTACACTGGCCCAAGAGTAGCAGGATTTAATCCAGACCAATTAGCTGGGATGGATGCAACCAGAGGTTTATTTAATCAAAGCCAACAATTCAATCCTCAAGCTGGTTTAGCTAATTTATCTAACAGAGCTAGAATAACACCTAGTGCGACACCTTTTATGGGTTCAGCAACAGACATTAACAGGTCTAATATAAGAGATGTAAGACCTCAATCATTATTAAGTACAGATTTAAGTGCATATCAAAATCCGTTTCAATCACAAGTTATCGATAACACCATTGGTGATTTAAACAGAGCAAGACAAATGCAAATACAAAGCGACCAAGATGCAGCAATCGGTAGAGGTGCATTTGGTGGCTCACGTTCAGCTATATTAGAATCAGAAACAAACAGAAACTTTGCAGATTCAGTTGCTAAAGCATCTGGTAATTTACGTTCACAAGGATTTGACAGAGCAACATCATTAGCTGGTCAAGATATAGGAAGACAGTTTGATGCAGATAGATATATGTCTGGAATTGACCAGGCAGTAGAATTAGGCAATGCTGGTTATGGTAATCAGTTTGGCATGGCTAATATGGATGCAATAAACAGAGCAAGATTTATGCAACCACAAATGGAAATGCAAAACAGACAGTTCCAACAAGGTTTATTAAACGACCAAGTTAGCAATCAATACAGAAACTTAGGTCTACTTGGTAATCAAGGAAGATCAGCACAGGCTTTATCACAAGCTGGAATGGATGCTGGATACAACGAGTTCTTACGAGCATTAAACTACGGCCCACAACAACTTGGTTTATTATCAGGATCGGTTTTTGGTATGACTCCTGGACAAACCGATACTTATAAACAAGGTATGGGTGGTAGAATTGGTGATGCTTTTGATATTTATAATTCAGTTGCAGGATTATTCCCACCATCCACAGGATAACAATTATGGCAATAAGAGATTTTAATAACCCAATGGGATTACTAGGAATAAACAACAATCCTACAGGCTCACTTGGTTTAAATATAAGTCCTACTTTTGATGCTAGAGCAAAACAAGCTGAAGAAGACGAGGCAAAAAGAAAAAGAGCTGAACAATCTTTAAAGCTACAAAACCTTGCCGACACTCTTCGCATGGTTAATGCAAACAAATCTGGCAATACTCAAGGTGTAGCTTTGTATTCAAATAGACTAGCTAATAGACGAGCAGAAGAACAAGCTAGGTTGGATGAAATTGAGAAGAAGAAAAAACAAGCTCAATTCATGTCAATACCAAAACAGGTATCAAGAAGCAGTTATGACAATAATCAGGAATATTATCGAGCAATTGGTCAAAAATATATTGATGAGGGTTATTTAGACCAAGGATTAAAGTTTTTAGAAATTGGCAAACCTGTAACACCTAAAGACTTTACCAACACAATATTAGGTCAGAGAGATAAGGTTGAAAAACAATATAGTCCTGTAAAAGACAATGTGTTAAATTTTCAAAAATTAGATACTGCACTAAATTCTGATTCTGGAACAGGAGCCTATACTGCTTTAGTATTTTATCTAAAGAATTTAGATGGGTCTGTTGTTAAGTCTGAAGAGGTCAATACATTCCAAGAAATGCAAGGATTTTTAAAAAACATAGAACAGAAGTATGAAAAAACAAAAGGAGAGGGGATGACTGATGAAGTAAAAGCACAGCTGCGTAATATCTCTGCCAAGGCTACCGCATTAACTGTTAAAGGATATAATGATTATCTCGCAGGATCAAAGAATACATACAATGCTTTAGGTTTAAATCCAAATTTAATTTATGATGGTTATTTAATAGACACATCAGGTATAAATCTTGGACAAGTAGTACCTTCTTACTTTGAAGAAGAAATTGAGTTTACGGAAAAGAAATAAATATGTCTAAAACTGTTGAAACAAAATATGGTGATTTGCAAGTACCTGATAACTTTTTTGAACTAGAAAAAAAAGAACAACAAGATATATTAAAAAAAGCTATATCAATAAAAAATAAAAATGTTGCACCTATGTCAAACCTTAAATATGCTCAAGGTTTAGTAGATCAAGGTGTTCAGGGTTTAACTATAGGCTCTTCAGATGAAATAGGTGGAGCATTTTCTGAATTAGTAAATTTACCAAAGACAATATTTACAGACCAAGAATTTGGAGACGCTTTCAAAAGAAGAGTTGATAAAAAACGAAAAGATTACGAAGAGTTTCAAAGCCAATATCCAGGAGCAGCACTTACAGCTAATATTGTTGGTTCGGCAGCACCAATCGCAGCTTCAGCTTTACTAGCACCTTTTACTGGAGGTACATCAGTAGGAGCAACTACCGCAGCCACGGGTGCAAGGCTAGTTCCTTTAGCAGCCAAAACAAAAAATGTGTTAGACAGCTCAAGACTATTAGCTGGTGGTATTACAAAGCCAGGCTCAACATTAGGACAAAAAACTTACGAAGGTTTTAAAATGGGCGGTGTTCAAGGACTGTTTGGCGGAGCTGCTTATAATGAGTCTGATTCAGATACTCTACTTGGAACAGTAAAAGACAAAACATTAGATTCAATTACTGGCGGAGCAGTCGGAGCTACAATAGGTACTGCAATTCCACCTCTTTTAGCTGGTGGTAAAAAAGTAATATACGACCCTATTACAAAAACTTATAAAAAATTAACATCCAGCTCACCTGTCTTTACAAAAGAAGAACTTAAAGCAATTAGAGATATCAGTAATGCTTTTTCAAGAGATGAAATAGACGCAAACACAGTAATTCAACAAATACAAAAAAATATTTCAGCAGATAAACTAGAAGGCATTACCCCAGTAGAGGTATTAGCTGATTATGGTGGAGATGCTGTAAGAAGAAAATTAAGAGGATTAAATATTGTTGCCCCAGGCTCAAGAATTTCAGATACCTTAACAGAAAGAGGCTCTGGTAGCGTAGAGGGTAAAGCTACAGATATGATTGATGGTAATACTTCTAACATACAATCAACTAGGGTTGCAAAGTCTATAGAGGGAGCTTCTGATAGAACGATTGAAACTAAAGGCATAAATCTACAAGATGAAATTAAAGAAATTGAAGAAGCCGCACAGAGAAATTTAAGGCCTTTATATAAACAAGCGTATGATAAAAATATAGCAGTTGATAATTTAGAATTATATAAATATTTAGATCAACCAATTTTACAAAAAGCATACACACAGGCCAAAAAAGAGTTTGCAGAAAAACTTAGCGGAGATAAGAGAAGTCCTATAGATATACCAGATTTTAAAAATTTGTTTATAAAAGAAGAGGGCGAAATAGTTGGAATCACAAAAAATTTACCTTTAGAATTTTTAGATTTAATCAAAAGAGCTGCTGACAGCAAAACTTTTAACTTAAAAACTTCTAGTGTTGGTTCAGAAAAAATAACCTCTGCTGCTGCAAACAATAGACAAAAAATAGCTAATAACTTTAGAGATTTATTAAAAGATTCTGTCGATGGAAATGAATATGTTACTGTTTTAAATAATGCTTCAGATAGATTTGCTTTAATTAAGGCCTATGAATTAGCTTCAAAATTACAAAAAAAATCTGTTAAGTCTAAGTTTTTTAAAACAGCATTTGAGAATCTTAAAAATGAGGTTGAAAGGGATGCTTTTAGACTTGGTGTATTTAAAGAACTTACAGATGAAATAAATAAGTTTGGAGACAATATAGATTTAGCAAAAAAATTATTAGACTCACCTAATGTAAGAAATAAAATAGATATATTATTTGTTGGAAATGAAGAGGCCAAAGAAGTCTTTTTAAGAAGATTAATAAGAGAAAGTAAAATTGCAAAAACAGCACAAACAGTTCTTGGCGGGTCAAACACCGCAGAAAAAACTGCCGATGCTGGAAGGCTTACAGCTTTGACAGATTTTATTGTTGGTGTAAGAGACCCAGGAAGTTCTGCTGGTTTGAGAGGTCAAGAGGCTACAGTTAGCAGAGTAAGAGATGCAATTTTTGACCCAGAAGGAAAACAGAGAAATGCTTTGTTAGATGTATTTTTAAGTCAAAACCCTAATAGGCAGCAACAAATATTTCAAGCAATGACCCAATCTCAAAGAGATGAATATATAAATAATTTATTACAAAACACAGCTAATAGAAGTGCTATAAGATCATCTGTGCCACAGGGAACAGAATTGTTAAATGACCTTTTGAACTAACATGACATATCATGACACGCAGATCGGAGCGAATAGGTAGGAGTGGAGAATACCTAACCTGCTCAGTCTTGGCGAGAGAATCAGACACCGTTACAATAATGCCCCATACATCCCATGCCGATGTAATCTTTGAATGGAAACACAAACTCTATAGATGCCAAGTTAAAACAGTTACTCATATAGAAAATAGAAAAAAGAACTGGCGTTTTGATTTACGCAAAGGCATTACCACCACAGGAAGACATTATAATAAAGATCAAATAGATATAATCGCAATGGTTAATCTTGAATACCAGACTATATGCTTCAAAGCCTTTTGTGATTGTCAAACTACACAAATAACGATAAAGGACGAAATTATGAAATCAACCAATTCTATCCAAAGTTTTAAAGATGCTATGAAATCTTTAAGCATGACGGATATATGACGGATAGGTAGAAAAGCTATATGTTTAGCTTCTCTAAATACCCTAAAAAATGGCTGATTTCTGCGTGTGGGCCCTTAGCTCAGTTGGTAGAGCAATTCCCTTTTAAATATTTTTTTTTAATTTTTTAACTAATTGATAAAATTATATTTTTTTAAAATAACCCTTTGTTTCCGCTAAAAAATCAGTTATATTAATACACTATAGGTAATTGAAATACACGTCTGTCCGCTCTTAAATGACGGATATATGACGGATGGGAGCAAACAATGGCGGCAAAATACACAACTGATAAACAAATAAATAGTCTTAAAATCTATCCAACTGGATACTATATTCATTGCAGAATTGATGGAAAAAGAAGAGAGAAAAAAATAGCACAAAAAAGTGTGTTAATAAACATTGCAAGAAAAGAAGCACAAAAGATATTAGGTTTAATTGCACAAGGTATCGATCCTTTTGAAGAAAACAAAAAGAAACAAAAGGCAAATGAATATACAGTCGATAATATGTGGGAGAACTACATCAAAAGTTTGCAACATAAAAATCAGGAAACACAAACAAAAGAAAATATTTATATAAAAAACATACAACCCTTCTTTGGTAATACTACTGCGTCAAAGGTTAGTAAAAGTGATTTAGTACAATGGTTCCAGGAACTAACAAAAAGAAGTCCAACTGTTGCTAATAAATGTTTGGTATTTTTAAAAGCAGCTTACTACTATTCTATTGATGTGTTGGAGCTGTTAGATAAAAACCCTACTAAAAAGATAAGCAAGAACTATGAGGAAGCAAGAAGCAGGTATTACACAGATGAAGAAAAAAAAGCTATCTTTATAGAACTAGCCAGAAGATATGAAGAGGACCCTAGCCTTATATATTCAGTATCAAAGATAGGACTACAGTTCTTTACTGGTGCTAGGGGTGATGAAATATCTAAGGCTAAATGGAAACATCTTGTCCAGGATGAGAGAGGTAATAGAATAGAATTACCAGTTTTAGACCATAAGACTGGATTAAAAACAAACAAGAAAAGAGTTATTTGGTTAAACGACCAGGCTATGAAAATTATTTATAAGCTAAATGATTTAACTAATAAGTCTGAAGACAGCACTATAGTTAAAGTAAAAAGTGTTAGAAAAATTTGGAATAAAACAAGAGAAGTATGCGGTTGTCCAGATTTACAATTGCATGATCTAAGACACTCTTATGCCTCAACAGCTATAAACTCTGGGAAGATGTCTACTAAAGAAGTTGGAACTTTACTTGGTCATACAAGTCTTGCATCAATGGATAGATATATGCATATCTACGACCAAACATCTACTACAAATGCCAGCTTAGTTGGTAATGCAATAGATGATGGTTCTGTAAAGTTGATTAATTAATCTATTGGATTACCTTCTGGGTCAACACCATAGACCATTTCTAATTCAAGTTCGATATAGTGAATGGCTTTTCGTAAGTCTTTCACTCTATCTTCTTTTTCTCTGGTTACATACTTAACTACATTGGTTAAGTTAGGTGTTAGTCCATTGCTATACGCATACTCTAAAGGTTGAATACCTTTATCTTTATAATGGCTTCCACCAATTTGTTTTTGTGTTGCTTTCATTCTAGCTCTGTCCCACTCTTCAGGGGTCGCGTTATCTATACTCATTTATTCCTCCAAATTAATGATTAAATTTTATTGATAATTTTTCTGTAATTTATTTCTGAAGTTTTAATCTCAATAATATTTCTATTATTTTTGCTCAGTTACTTGCTTTATTAAAATTACTTCGAGTAGAATAACATAATCCACACAGTAATAGGTAAACAACATGGAAGAAAAAATATTTTTAAATCAAAACGAACTTGCTGAGCGATGGGGAATGTCTCCAAGAACTCTAGAGAACTGGCGTTCACATGGCAAAGGCCCATCTTATGTAAAGCTAGGCGGTCAAGTCAGATACAAGTTTGAAGAAATCATAAAGCTAGAAGAAACATCACAAGTAGGAGAGTAGTTTGGTCAATGCACGAAACAAAGGTCGCAGAGGTGAGCGAGAAGTTATTGACGAAATTAAAGAACTTTTAGGTATTCAATTAGAAGTTAACTACTCACAAACATTCGGTGGTGGCCACGACTTACTAGGCTTAGATGGTTTTGCTATCGAAGTTAAAAGAAGAAAAGTCATTACACTAGGAGACTTAAAAAACTTCTGGGAACAAACAACCACACAAGCAAGGAAAGTAAGACTCTTACCATGCTTATGGTTTAGAGCTGACAGATCAGACTGGCGCGTAATGATAGCTAATACTTACGCACTTAAAAATAATTTATTTGAAATGGAAGATTTCAATGTTGCAATGAATATTTCTACAGAACTATTTGCATCATTAATAAGAGAGGAGTACGGACTTGCCACACGCGATATTATCACCCAGTAGTATTAATAGAATTATTCGTTGCCCTGCTAGTGCAAAGATAAATGCAGCTGCGGAACGTAAAGGTAGCATGGCAGCAGCCAGAGGTACTTCTACTCACGAAATGGTAGAAGCCTTACTTAAAAATAGATTAGATGGCATTTCTTTAGCTGACTACTATCTTGGTAGAACAGTAGATGTAGATGGTTTTAGTTTTGATATCACACAAGATGATATCGACATGGCAGAAATCTATGTTGATTATATAAACAAAAGAACTGAAGAACTTAACGGTAAATTACTTGTAGAAGAAAAAGTAAATGCTCCAGATATAAATGATGACCTTTGGGGAACTGCTGACGCAGTCATCCTTGGAGAGGGTAATAGAATGGTTGTTGGTGATTTAAAGTCTGGTGCTTGGGCGGTAGATGTTGTGATGAACGAACAGCTAATGTGCTACGCCTTAGGTGGCCTATCACGATGGGGCAACGAAGATACAGTCATTGAAATGACAATCGTACAACCAAACAAAAGAGCCTTTCATAAAGACGGGCAAATAAGAACTTGGGATATTCAAGCAGTTGATCTTGTCGACTGGGGCTTGAATATTTTGAAACCAGCTTGTGATGAAGCGATGGGTGAAGAGCCTAGCTTTAGTGCTGGAAATTGGTGCAAATTCTGTTCACACAAAGAAGTTTGCGAAACCTATAAATCCATGGAGGATAATTAAAATGGTAAATGAAAAGAA